CGGATGGGCAAACCCATACCCAAAGTCAGACCCTCGGAGCCTTTTGAAACAATGGCAGCTCACGAGCTTTGAGGATGCGCACCAGTTCATCATGGACGTGTGGAGCCGTCAGACGGGGAAGGATTTCACGATGGCAGGCGTGGCGGCAAAGGATGCCTACAGTAAGGCAAAAACGCAATGGACGATTGCAGCGCCCTCGGAAAGGCAAAGCCTGGAGAGCTTGGAAAAGGCCAAGGATTGGGTTCTCGCGTTTGGTGATGTCATCTCGGACTTCCGCGAAGATCGGGAGCATCCCGAGGCCCTCATCAAGTCGGCGATGATCACCACCCGCAACGGATCACGCATCCGGGCGGTGCCAGGGATGCCTCACACGGTGCGCGGTCTCACGTCTAATGTGGGGATCACAGAGGTGGATTTCTTGGAGCAACCACGCGAAACGCTCCGGGCTTTGCTGGGCTCCATCGCCAATGAAGAAGCGGGCCGGAAGAACGTTCGACTCATCACCACCCCCAACGGCAAGAACGGGGTGAGCTACAAGATCTTTAATGATGCCGACAGCATCTACAGCAAGCGGCTGATCACGATCTGGCACGCCGTCTGCATGGGGCTCAAGCAGAATCCGCACGTCCTAGAAAAGGCGTTGGATGATCCTGAAGGCTGGGCTCAAGAGTTCCTTTGTGAATGGCTCGATTCCTCTGCGGTGCTGCTCACTTATGAACTCATCCAGGGCGTGGAGAGTTTTGAAGCTTCCGAGGTGGACACGCCGGAGATGCTGGCAGCGGGCAAGCTCAGCAAGATCGCCGGGATTGACTTTGGCCGCGTGAGTGACCCCACCGTGATGGTATTGGCCGAGCGCGGGCTTGATATGAAGTTTGTCCGCAACATCACCCGACTCAAAGGGATGAGCACACCGGATCAGATTCGCACCCTCAAGCCTTACATGGCCTTGTGTGATCGGATCTGCGTGGACTACACCGGGCCGGGGATCGGCTTTGGGGATATGGCCGTTGAACTCTTTGGCGAATACGACCCCGAGAACCACAAGCTACGAGGCAAGATTGAGCTGTGCACGTTCACCGTGCCCTTTAAGAGGGACATCTTCCCCGCGCTGCGCACCGCCTTTGAGCGTAGAGAATGGCGCATCCCGGTTTCTACTTGGCTGCGTGAGGATCTGCACAGCATGGCGCAGATCATCAGCGGCGGACAATACAACTACAAGGCACCGCGAACCGATGCAGGCCACAGCGACGGCTGCACGGCCTTTGCGCTTTGCCAGCGGGCAGGCAGCGGGGCCAGTGTGCCTTTTGGGTTCAGCCGTCCATCAGGCGGCCAAGGCCGACCCGGGCGACTGCGGGCCAGATTCGGGTTTTGAGCCCGGTTTTGGAAACGGCCTCTGTGGCGCGTTTTCAGGGGGTCGGGGTTGGTCAGAGTGCCCCGACAGGCCCAACCCCTGTTTTAAAACGACTAAAACGGGGTTAAAATGGGGATTGGCGGAGGTTCGGGGTTTCAGGTTTCAAGTTTCAGGCTCCCGAGCCCGGAACTTCGGGGCAACTTGAAACCTGAAACCTGGAACTTGAAACCCTGCCCTTCACCGAGCGAAGAGGGCAAAGGGGGACGTGATCGGGGCGAGTGAGGTGAGAAGGTAGGGGCTCAAACCCTCGCCTTTGATGCCTGACATCCTCCCCAACTTGGAAAGCACACGCCGACGCTCTCGGCTGGCTCCGCTCCGATCTCTGACCGCTCAACGGTTGGTTTCGGCCCTGGATGCGTTTGAGGCGGGCGACCTCAGAGAGGCGGCCATCCTTTGGACGGCGATGGCCCAACGCGACGACATGATCAGCGCGGTGAAGGCCAAAAGGGAAAAGGCGGTGGCCAATCGGGACTGGCAGATTTTAACCAGTGAAGAAACGCCAGCCGCCACAGCTCACAAAGAGCGGCTCGAATGGTTTTGGAACAATGTCACGGCGGTGAACGCCTTTGATCGCAATGAGAAGGGCGGCGTGGCGCGGCTGATCCGTCAGATGATGGAGGCCACGAGCTTCGCGTATGCAGCTCATCACATTCAATGGCACCTCCCCGGCGAGGGCCTCACAGCCACCTTTGAGTACGTTCCTCTGTGGTTCTTTGAGAATCGGTCGGGAGAGCTTCGCTTCATTAAAGATGGCATGGGCTACACGGGTGAGGATCTCGCGCCCGGTGAATGGATGGTGACGTGTGGCGATGGAGTGATGAAGGCTGCGAGCCTCTGTTACTTCGGCAAACGCGAGGGGCTGACTGATTGGTTGATCTATAATAGCAAGTTCGGGATTCCCGGTGTGCTGGGCAGAACCAATCAAGGCGAGGACACCGATGGAGGCCGGGCCATGGCGGAGGCGGTGGCGGCGTTCTCGAATGATTGGGAAGCGGTGATCTACGGCGACGACGCCAGCGGAAAGATTGAGATCGTCACCGCAGGCGGAGGCAACTCACTTCCCTTCCCTGAACTCATTGACCGGGTGGACAGGCGGATCGCGGCCCTGTATCGCGGGGCAGATCTCAGCACCAGCAGCGCAGGAGTAGGCAGCGGCCAAGGAGCCAGCATCCAGGGCGGAGAAAGTGACCTCATTGAAAGCGATGACGCCCGGATGATCAGTGAGACACTCCAGGGCGTGGAGAAGCGGGTGATTGAGTACTACTTCGGGGCAGGGGTCAAACCACTCGCTTACTTCCAAGTCATCCTCCCCGAAGCGCAGGATCTCAAGATGAAGATGGATGCGGTGAAGCTGCTCCATGAACTCAAAGTTCCTCTGAGTGTGCCGGATCTGCGCGAGACCTTCGGAGTGGCTGAGCCGGGAGACGGGGAGCAGCAAGTCGGCGGACAGACTGAGACCGACCCCGCAACCAAACTGAGCGCGGAGGATCTCACGCAGATCAACGCAGCGGCGGAGACTCTTTTAAGGGCAATGGAAGCCGCTTGAGAACCTTTTGAAATGAAACCGAAAAATCTAATCGTCCACACCACCGGCCTCCAGGTCAATGCAACCGGCTCTTTGCCTGAGTGGATTCAGTTGGCACCGTATGGAGAGCATCCAACGCGAGACCGAGCCAGTGTGCAGGTCTTCAATGCAGCCATTGCGGAGCAGCTCGTCAATGCGTTCCATGGCATCTTTGCCAAGATCACCCGCGTGATCGGGCTCAACACGGTTCCCATCTGGAAAGGCCACCCCGATTTTGCCCCAACCGAATGGCCGGAGAAGATCCGCCTCGGTAGCATCACAGACCTCGCAGCGCGTGAAGATGGCCTCTGGGGCAAAGCTGAGTGGAACGCCGAGGCAGAGCGCGAGATCAAAGAGAACCGCCATCGCTTCGCCTCATCCGCTTGGGACGTGGAAGAGCTGAGCCCTGGGAAGATCCAGCCCGTGATCCTTTGGAGCGTGGGCATGTGGCACCAGCCGAACATCAAGAGCGTGCTGCCAGTGGTGAACGCCGGAGCAGAGGAAGAAGACACCGAGGCAGAGCAAAAATCCGACAAGGAAAAAGAAACCAAACCAGAACCAACGAAGCCCATGAATGCAGACATCATCAAGGCCCTGATTGAAGCAGGGCTCATAACCGAAGGCACAGACGAAGCAACGGCCACCACGGCGCTGCTTGGCCTACTCAAAGACATCGCCAAAGCAGGCGAGGACAAAAAGAAAGCGGAGGACGAAGCCGCGAATCTCAAGCTGGAGGTGGAGAAGAAGGACGGCGAGGCCGAAGAGATGAAGAGCCAGATCAACGCGCTGCGCACCAAAGCTGCGGGGCTGGTGATCAAGTCGGCCATTGAAACCGGACGCATCACCGAAGCCGAGAAAGCAGGCTTTGAGACTGAGATCAACGCCGACTTCGAAGCCGGTATCCAGAAGATCACCTCACTCACTCCGAAGCTGAACACGCAAGGCATCAATCTCAACCGCAGCCGGGAGGCCGTGCTGAATGCAGCCGAGAGGCAGACTAAGATCAGCGATTGGGTGAATACCTACATGGAGGCCAAATCGGTGAGCTACAACACAGCCTTCAACGCCTGCAAACAGGCCCCTGAGATGAAGGCAATCTGGGAGCAAGTGGACAAGAAGTAGATCCAGACACCTGAACAAACTCAAACCAAGGGCATCAAGAAGATATGAAATTCACCGAAGAACAGATCACGGCCAAGATCAAAGAAAGCGCTGGCCAGCTCACCCGAAAGGATGCGGAGGAGATCCTCCGCAATCAGGCCGTGCACGACGCGGAGTTGGAGGCGAAAGCCAAAGCCACTGAGCCCAAACTCACCAAGGCACAGATCGCCAAAGCAGAGGCGGATGCCAAGGCAGAGAATGCGCGGATCAGGGATGAAGCCATCGAAACGGCGCGGGTGAAAGCCCAAGAAGCCAAGGCAAAGAAAGCAGCCGATGCCGAGGCTAAAGCCAAAGAGACAACCGATGCCGACGCTAAAGCCAAAGCGGACGAGGCCGAGACCACCAAAACGGAAGAACCCAAAGACGCCAAAAAGGCGGAAGGGACCCAATAAAAATTTGCTTCCGGGCCGGTGCCTGGAGGCAGCTCAAGAAACCAGACAACGAAACCAACAGACAACACTACGATGAAAACAATGCTACTCCTGGGCTGCCTCCTTTTTGCAGCCATCCTGATCGCCTGCATCGCGCAGGTTAAACCGTCCACCCTGCGCAAGTGGGGCCGAGACATCAAACGCCAAGCGGGCATCGCCTGCATGGTGCAATACAACGCCCTCGCTGATGGAGCCCACGCCAGTGGCTCAATCAGCAAGAAGGCGGACGCGGCGCACACGTACCGACACTTGCTAGTCAAGGTTGGCAGTGATGCGGATCATGTGGCGATCAATACAGATAACGACTGCCCGAGCGGCATCTGCACCGATACACCCGAAGCCGCAGAAGATGCGGTAGCTGTGCAACGGCTAGGCTCTGCAAAGGGGACCGTTCTCATGGTGGCCAGTGAAGCGATCACAGCCGAGAGCGAAGTCTTCACCGCTGACGATGGTAAGGTGCAGAACCTGCCCACCACAGCGGGCTCCTACTACCTTGTAGGCCGTGCGGTGACAGCAGCCGGAGCAGCCAATCAGGAGTTTGAGGTGGAGCCTTGCTTCCCGCTCCGAACGGTGATCGTCGCGGCAAACGCTGACATTGCAGCACTCAAAACAGCGGCGGCATCGCCTGCCCTGATCCACGCCCTCGCCTCCTAAACCGAGCCCTAGTCAGGCACCTCAAAAACAGAATCTATTTTTCAAATCAATCACATCATGAAAGCAAAGCCTTTTAACATCGGTGGCAAAGCCATCCAACGTGCAGCCATGCTGCGCGATCGACAATTCGCGCAGATCAACGCTGCCGAAAACATCCGCTTGGATCTCCCCTATTCGGAAGATCTCAAACATGGCAAAGTTTGTGAGTTCAACGCGGCCAAAGCCACAGAAGGCACCTACCGCGAATCGCTCACGACTTACGCCGTGGGCTACCGCTCCAGCGTCAACTTTGAGCAGCACCTCGAATCCATCGCGCCAGCGGTGCCGGTGGCGGATCGTTTCGATTACAAAACCTTCTTCAACACAGAAGCGTTTTATTCCGAACTCTCCGACGATCTGCGCTCTCCAGGTGCTGACTTCAAGAGCGTTGAGTACAAGAGTGAGGAAGTCACCGCCAAGACTCTGAATCGGGGTCTCATGATCGCCGTTGATTACGATCAGGTGAAAGGCCTCGCTGATTGGGAAACCGTGTACACCGGAATGCTCACCTCACGCCTGCTCCTGAACAAGGTTCGCCGTGGGTTAGCGGTTCTGGTTGCCGCTGGCACCAACACGGCCAAGACGTGGGACACCACCGCAGGCAAGAACCCGGACGGCGATGTCCGTGATGAAATCCGAGCAGCTCACACCGCCGCCGGTGTGCGCCCCAATCGTGTGGCTTACGGGCCCACGGCTTGGAGCCTTCGCCAGTCCTCGCATGAAGCGCAGGACAACGCCGGTGGCTACGCAGCCGCTGCACGCGATGAAGCTGCTCTGGCTCGCTACCTCGCGATTGAGCAAGTGCTCATCAGTGAAGCCCGTTACAGCACCAGCACCAGCACCAAGACAGAAGTCTTGGCCAATCTGGTTTTGATGTACAACGCTATCACGGGTGCCACCACCGAAGATCCAAGCAACATCAAAGGCTTTTGGAGCCCGTGTGAAAACGGCCAGAAGCTTCAGGTGCACCGTTGGGATGTCGGCCCGAAAAAGTATTGTCTCGCCGTTGAGCATTACGAGCTGATCAAGATCACCTCGCCCATCGGGATTCGTAAATTCACCGTCTCCTAATCGGGGAGCGGTTGGAGTCTGCGCAGTGGGTTTTGACGTGGGGTTTTTCCCCGCTGCGCAGCATCGGACCGCTACCGGGTTAAGGATTGGAAAAGTTTCAAGTTTCAGGTTTCAAGTTTTTAACCATGTGGATCACACTCACTAGAGCCAAGCTTCAAGACAAACTGACCGGCGCTGAATACAACGCGGTCAAAGGTGCAGCCTTGGGAGCCGGGCAGGATGCGGACGATCTGATCGATGAAGCCTTGAGCCGAGTGACCAAAGAGGTTCGAGGTTATGTGGGAGGCTGCAAAAGCAACACGCTTGGCGCAACGGGGACCATTCCCGACGAACTCGAAGACGCGGCCCTCGCCATGGCCTTGGTTCGCTTTTTCAATCGCGTGCCCAATCTGAAAAGCCTTCTCAGTAGCACACGCCTAGAGGCAGAGAAGAACGCCGTGGAGCTGATGAAGCAAGTGGCCCTTTGCCGGTTTGGTATCGTGCCACCCGAGACACCCGCAGCCGGAAACGAGCAACCCCAGCCGAGCAAGATCGGAATGGTGGGGAAGCGGACGAAGATGTCGCGAGACTCACTCAACGGGATGTGGTGAGAAGCTCAATGATGAAGGTTGAATGATGAATGATAAAACCCCAACAGGAACCGAAGCGCGAGACTGTGAAGACATCGCCAAAAGGCAGGCCTTTGGAATTGCCAAGTATGGGCAGACGGTTTCCGAAAACCCGCTCTCTCTGCGCGAATGGTTGAACCACGCTTATGAGGAGTGCCTCGATCAAGCGGTGTATTTGAAACGGGCCATTGAGGAATTCGACAAAAAGGAAAAACCCCATGAACCCACCCGAGGAACTCAAAACAATCTGTGACTTTTGCGGGGCTGAATTCATCCCCTCCGCTTCCTCTTTTTGTGAGGGCGGGATTGAGATGTGTGATGAGTCAATCGAGGTGTGGACTGAGGAGGAAGAAAAAGAGCAAGCCTTGGAGCGTGCTGAGATCCGAGAGCACATTAAAAGCGGACTCGGCCTGAATGATGATCAAGCGGATGAAGTGTTGAGTACAGGCAAAGTGGAGGGCATGGCTTGGTGTGTCTGCCCAAAGTGCCAAGATGCTGAGCCGGAAGAAGGTGAGAAGTGGAAGGAGCAAGCATGAAGCGCGATCTTTTCAAAACCCTTTTGCAGGCCGTGGCCGTGCACCTTCTGGAGCGCAACGCGGTGAAAAAAGCGCAACCTTTGGCTGAGGTTCGCCGGGCTCTGAGGAGTGATCTCAAGCCGCTTGTGGTGCCTATGCAACTCTTGATTGAGCGACCCCGCAAAACAACCGTCCTCACCATCGCTGCGATCCTCGCGCAGACTGAGCGCGTGATGTTCTCGCGTGAAGAAACGCAGGGCGCTCTCTACCGTTGGATGTGGTCCGAGATCCTAAGTGAGTGGAGTGAGCAGAGAGTTGAGATCAACGCCTTCCGTTGGGGCAATGCTTCGGTGAGCCAAGCCATCGGTGAGCTGGTGAAGAAAAAGGTTTTTCCGACAGGGCTCGGCACCGCTGAAATTCGCGAGCTGGACGCTCGGGTGAGAGAGGCGGCTTTTTTCTCGGCTCGCACGACTCATGCGGGCTATTTAAAAGAGCTTCAAAAGCTCACTCAACGCTTTCTAAAAGGCGAGGGCTATGAGAACGATCTCCCTCAGCTCCGCATCGAAGCCAGGAAGCTTTTGCAGGCCGTTGGTTACACACCGGAGGCAGGCTTTCCGGGTGATGCGCGGTTGGGGATTCCTTCGGCCCGAGCGGGGTCGCTTCAGGATCTGACCAGTGAGCGCCGGTTGAACTTGATCTTTAAAACACAAAGCGCTTTGATGCGTGGCCGTGCGCAGAAGATCCGGGGGGCGGATCGGTTGGATGTCGCCCCTGCTTGGGAGCTGGTGAGGGTGGCTGCACGGAATGAAGAACGCGATTGGCCGGAACGGTGGGAAGAGGCCGGAGTGGAGCCGGTGAAAGGCCGAATGATCGCCCTCAAAGATGCCGAGGTGTGGAGCGCGATCGGTGACTCCGCTTTGTTCCCGGATGCGCTGGATGTGGATCATCCGCCCTTTGCCTTTGAGAGCGGCATGGGTTGGCGCGAGATCCTCGGCAGCGAGGCGCGTGAGCTGGGCATCACCACGCGTCCTGCGGGCTTTTTCGCGAAGGCTAAGCAGATGATCAAGGAGGCCGTTGATAAGGCCTTTGTGCGGCCACTGAAGGCGGAGGACTTTATCGGCGGACAGGCGGCGATGGATGAGGTGAAACGCAAGTTTGAGGAAGTGAAGAAACGCGAGCCGCTCAGCCTCGATTCGATCCTTGGGCTGTGAGAGTGGAGTACAGGAGTAGCGGAGAAATGATTTATGAAAGCGATCCCATTAACAACAGAGATCAAGATTGAGGCCGACGCACTCTGCGCGTGCATGGACATTGGTGATGTGGTGGCTCTGATCAGCTACGCAGCCAACTACTACGCAGAGAAGAAGCCCAATGATGTGAACGATCGGCGAATCATGATCAGCCGAATTGAAAACCACCTCTCTGAAAACGGGCGGAGGTTGATCGGGGAGCTTGCGGGGTGTGTCTATGGCCGAAGAATGCCAACCGCAGACTAAAGCCAAAGGCTCCTGTTATGCTCTCCATTTCTACCGAGATCCGATCTTCAAGCCAAGAATCCGGTGGCGTTTTGGCATCGCTTCAGCGGACGCTTAAGGATAAGAGGCCGCTCAATAAATCCATTGCTGCGGTGTGTGAGATTCTCACACGGCGGCACATCACAGAAGTAGCTGCACCCACGCGGCACACGACGGCGAACCGGCTGGGAGCGACGCCTACCGGCTACATTCGCGAGGTGGCAGAGGCGACTGAATCGGACTTTGATGGCGACTCCGCACGCGTGAAGATGTACGGCTCCATTCTGAGGCGGGTTTTGGGTGATGTGATCGTCCTACCGCTCAAAGGCAAGTACCTCACCATCCCCGCCACGGCGGAGGCGTTTGGCCGACGTGCAGGCGAAGTGCCTGGACTGGCCTTTGGAATCGTGAACGGGCGGGCCGCCTTGCAACGCGATGGCGAGGCAATCTTTTGGCTGGTGAGGCGTGTGAGACTTCCTCAAGACACCGGACTCATCCCAACCGATGAACAGTACGCAGCAGCGGCGGAGTTGGGAGCGCGGGAGTATTGGGAAGAGGCTCTTGGGGAGGTTTAAAGTTTCAAGTTTAAGGTTTCAAGTTTTCAAAGCCGCGTGCTTCACTGGCAACTTGAAACCTGAAACTTCTAACTTGAAACTCCGCGTTGTGAAGAAGCGAAGGGGGCAAAGGGGGACGTGAGCAAATCATGAGCGGGGCGATGGTAGGTGCCTAATGCCTGACTGGGACCACATCGCCGGAGATCTGCAACTTGACGCTGCCGCAAGGCTGACGAGTGAGCCGTTCTTCGGTGATGTGGTTATCCTGGAGGAGGACAAGGGGATCATTGAGAGCGACGTGGAAACAGCTCTTGGAGTCTTCAATGAGGAGACGGGCAAGAAGATCGGGGCGGTGGTGATCGCGAGACAGCCCACGATTGCGGAGACGCAAAGCGAAGCACCGGGGCCGGAAGTGAAAGCCCGTTTGGTTTTTGAAGTGGTGACCATGCCGGTGATCAACATGGGCGAACTCGGCACCCAGAAGCGGGCCGATGTGATCGCGATGCGTATCCTCAATTTGCTGCACCGCTATTTCTCGGGTCACACCAAATGCACGCTCATGGCCGGGGCCAATCCGGTGGTAGGGATGAGCGATCTACCCGAGGGCAATGTGGGCTATCGCGTGACACTGGAGACCACCTTTGTTCTCGACTACGCGGATAAGGTAGCAACGCCGAACCTCACGATTGATGAGGACGGGGCTGTGGTGCTGACGTGTGCCACCGATGGCGCGACGATCTACTACACCACAGACGGCAGCTACCCCGGCGCAGACAATGCCGAGGCCACGGAATACACCGCGCCGATTGAAGTGACTGGCCGGATGACGATCCGAGCCGGAGCCGCGAAGGCGGACATTCTGCCGAGCGACACCATTTATGTGGTGGTGAAGCTCCAGGTGATCACCACCGAGAGCGGTGAAGAGATCACGACTGAGGACGATGAGGAGATCGCAGCCGAGCCGCCAGTGATTGAATGAGAAACGACGAATTGAACACTTTTTAACACCGATGAAAACGACTCCGAAAACAATGCTGGCAGCGATGGCGCTGATGATCACGGGCAACCTGAACGCTCAAGTCAAAGGCTCGGCCTTGCCAAGGGCCACGACTCTATCAACGGATGATCTAGTGATGATGGTGACGGACCCGAGCGGCACACCGACAACTAAGACGGCTCCGCTTTCATTGATCCAGACGACCATCGGGAGTGGCGGCAGTGGAAGTGGGGACGTGGTAGGGCCTGCGAGTGCGATTAACAACCGCGTGGTTTTTTTTAACGGCACAACGGGCAAACTGATCAAGGATTCAGGGATCACATTGAGCGGCACGAATACCGGAGATCAGGATCTTAGCGCATACCTCACAAGCTCGACCGCCGCGTCAACATATGCGCCAATCGTGCATAATCAGGCATGGTCAACGATCACAAGCACGCCGATCACACTAGGAGGATACGGCATAACAGATGCCCTTACGGCTCCATCAAATGCCGCCGGAGTGCTCACCAATAACGGCAGTGGAACGCTCAGCTATACGGCCAAGAGCACGGGCGGCAACGGTGCTGCGGATTCAGGCAAAATTGCAACCTTTGATTCCTCGGGGGGACTTAGCGCTGGCGCCTTGCTGATGGATCAGAGCGCGACGGTTGATTTAAGGAGTATCATCGGTGGAATGAGACTTACAGGAACGGGCGCATTTTGGGAGGAGATAAGTTTAGGAACGGGGCTTTCACTTGGCTCGACAACCTTAAATTTCGCACCAGTAAGTGGCAATGCGACGATTGTTTTCCCGAACGTCAGTGGAACCGTTGTGACTACAGCGACGACCCCACTTAGTATCAACGCGACGACTGGCGCGGTCACGATTGGAAACATCCCTGTTTCCAAACTCAATTCTGGCTCTGGCGCCTCATCGTCCACATTTTGGAGGGGCGATGCAACATGGGCAACGCCAGTTTCACTAGAGACAATAGTTGTAGCCGTAAGCGACGAGACAACGGCTATCACCACTGGAACCGCAAAGGTCATGTTTCGTATGCCCTTTGCAATGACGCTGACAGGCGTGCGAGCATCGGTGGGCGCCGCGCCAACGGGCTCAACTGTTATTGTGGATATTAACGAGGCGGGCTCAACAATAATGACAACCAACAAGCTGAGTATTGACGACACCGAGAAGACAAGCACAACCGCAGCAACGGCGGCTGGCCTCACGGATACCACGCTCGCAGACGATGCTGAGATCACAATCGACATTGATCAGGTGGGATCAACCATCGCGGGCACTGGGCTTAAAGTAACCCTCATCGGAACACGCTAATGAAAAAACTCATTGCTCTCATTCTCCTCCTCACAATGCCCGTCATGGGCGGAGTGATGGTTATCAATTCGTTTCGCTTCACTGCACCTGCTGGCGGGAGCTTTGTCCCCACAGACATTGCAGGTTGCAAGTTGTGGCTTAAAGCAGATGGCGATGTTTATAAAACCGGGTCCACTCAGGCGGTGGATGGCGAGACTGTTTACAAGTGGGTGGATGCGAGCGGGCAAGGTAACGACTCGGTTCAGCTTACAATCGGTAAGCGGCCTGTGTTTAAGAACACGGGCGGCGTGAAAAGCCTGCTACTTGCGGGGGCTGAGTGGATGACCACAACATGGTCAGCCGGATCTACCTGCTCCATCTTCGTCGTGTATAAAAACTCAGGCACGACCAACGGGCGATGGGTGAGCGGCACAAACAACTGGTTGATCGGTCCCTACTCGTTCAATTACGGTTATTACAGCGGGACCGCGTTTGCTGGAGGCTTGACAAGCAGCAACAGCAACACCACGATGAGACTCCATTGCGCTGTGCAAACCAGCGGAGGAGGGCAGCATTGGTTGAGAGGGGTCAGTCAAGGAACAGTAGCCACAGCCGGAGCACCGGGAACCATTGAGGCACCGGGAACATATCTTTCTGGGGCCGAAATCGGCACAGGGCACATTTACGAAGTTATCGGCTATGACAGCGCTCTCAACTCCACGAACCGGCAACTCGTTGAGAGTTATCTTATAACCAAGTATGGTCTCTGATTCACTCTCTTTTTAAACACGCAAACACATCACCGATATGAGCCGCACATCCATTCTCCGAGGCCCCTGCAAAATGACCTTTGGCGGGCAAGTTCTTTACTCGAAAGCCGATGTCAAAATCACGCACCAGATGGACACCATCCCGGTGCAGACGTCTCGCTTTGGTAAGGTGGACGAGCGGGTCGATAAAGTGATGGACATGGTGGACTTTGAGCCGGATGGCCGGTTCATCGCGGCACAGCTTCCCTACCTTTTCCCGTATGCTTCCAAGGTGATCGGGGCTTCGGTTTTTGGTTCGGACGCGACGCTGACGATCAACAGCGTGGATGGACAGCAGCGAGTGTACAAAGCGGCGGCGGTGCTGAAGATGCCGAGCCTTCGCTTTGGCCGGAAGTTGACCATGATGGGACCGATGCAGTTTGGGTGCCTCTACGCTGAAGCCAGCGCACCCGAAACGGCGAACAGCCTCTACACCGACAGCGCGGTGAGCTACCCCGGCGACACAGGTTACGACGCGACCGCGATTCTCACTCAGGTCTATTCATTGGCTTGGGGAGCGTCTTCACCGTGGGATGATTTCAAGAGCGTGAACGGTGTGACAGTGGACTTCAAGCTGGACGCGAAACCCGAGGAAACCGAGAGCCATGGCATCTTCGACTACATCTTCCAAAATCTCGAAGTGGCGGCCAAACTGGAGCCCGATGGCATCACGCCGGCGCAAGTTCTCGCGGCCATGAAGATCCAAGGCACGGGGGCCAATCTCGGGCGCAGTCTTTCGGCACAGGCGGAGGACTTGGTGATCACGGGCACGGGGGTCTATTTCAAGCTGAGCAAGGCGGCCATCGTCCCCTTTGCTGAGCACTTCAGCAGCCAGCGCCGACGCACGGGTGAAGTGGAGTTTCGGGCGACTCGCACCGTCACTACGGGAACGCTCGATCCTCTCTTTGTGATCGACGATGCAGAGCCCGCGTAAAAGTTTGAGGTTTGAAGTTTCAAGTTTTAAAACCCCATGAGAGTCGCATTTGGAGGCTACTACATCACCGGAGATTTTGCCCTCGGAATGAGGGTGAATCCTCCGGCTATGTTGATCGGCAAAAGTGCGGACAGGCTTCAACAGGTGGTGAGCGGGCAGGGGTGGAGTGAGGGGAAGATCATCGACAGAGGGAACCAACTCACCACGCTGAGTTTTCGCGCTGAGCGGGTGTTTGATACCACGCAAGAGGCGGAGAGCTACATGATCGGGTATGAAGCCGCAGGGCTTCACCCGTGGGACAATGCCACCGCGCTTTTGGTCTGTGATACCCCGGGCGGGATCAAGTACCATTACATGTTCCCGGCTGCGATATCGGCACCGCGTTTCTCATACATGGGGTGCAGGGTGTTTGCTGAATACACGATCACAGGTGGGCAGTTCACCACGGTGGCGGACTACTCGGCAAGCTATTGGTTTCGACCCAACGGAAACCGTGTGCCGACAGGAGAAAAGAGCACGCTTACCGGCGAGGCATGGGAACGCAGTGGCAACAATTTACGGCCTAAGGCCAGCCTAGTGAGTGATGACGACTGGGAATTCTCAGGCTCCAACCTGAGACCCAAAGCGTGAGATTTTAAACAACCTTCAAACACCTTTTCAGATCATGGGTAACGCAATCATTCCAGGTAATGGCGTCGATAGCATCGGCGAGAGTGGGACACCTTGGGCCACGGGCTTTTTCACCGCGCTCCAAAAAGGCGGGCAGGATGTGGTGGTGACCAATGATGCACGGCTCCCCGTCGCGGATGAGAAGGCGGCGATGGCGGGAACCTCCGGCACACCCAGCACAACCAACCGATTCATTACAGCCGCCGATCGCGGGCGGCTCTGGGCTCTGCCGGATGTGGTGGGCATGACAGGCGGAGGCAGCACAAAGCTGGACGGCTATGTGACCAGCGGTGTGACGGTGGGCCTTGTGGTGTGCTTTGTGGATGCCAATGGAGGCACACCACTCTGGCGGGCGTATCAGCTCACCGCAGGAACCACAGCGGAGAGCAGCCCGAATGTGATCCGACCTGATGACTACGCCACCACCACAAATGAAAAGGTGTGGAAGCTGGTGAGCGCGGCGACTTCGGCGGATGCGCTGGCGGTGGCCTTTGACCCGGACCACTACACGCCTGCAGGGACTTCTCTGGCGCAGCATTTGGAGGCGATTGATACGGTTCTGGGATCGGTGCTAATCAGTCGCACGGGGACGTTTCGCGTTCTCTCAAAGAGTCCGCATGAGATGATCGCCAACACAGGCACGCCGACAGTCGGGAGCCTCACCATCGGCTCCATGAAGGTGCAAGCGGTGACTCTGCCGAATGATGCGACGAAATCGGTGCAGATGGTTTTCCGCCTGCCAGATGAGTGGGATGATGCAACCTCTCCCAAGCTGAAGCTGGAGTGGGCTGGAGCGGATACGGGGAATGTGAGATGGGAGACGGCGATCACACTCTTTGACAGTGGTGATGATCTCACCGGAAGCCTTGGCACAGCGACGGCGTTTGAAGACACGACGGCAGCCGCCGATGAACTGGTGATCAGCCCAGCCACTCAACCCACGCCAGCGGGCGCGGGCCGATTTGCGCTGGTGGAAGTCTCACGCATCGGAGCCCATGCCGGTGATACGCTGGCGGGCAATGTGTACTTGCTCGGGGTGCGAATGCAGATCGAAGAAAGCGCTACCGAGCCAACCGCCTGGACCTAAACCGCGATGGCCACCAAAAGCCCAGAGATCGAAATCCTGATCAGCACGCAAGCGGACACGACGGGGCTTGATAAAGCATCGGCGAGCATCGGAAAGCTTGAGAACGCAGGAGACACACTGGAGAGCCAGACAGCCCGCACACGGGCCGCGTTTGATGCCTTTGACGCGAAGATCAAAGAGACAGCCAACTCGACAGAGCAGGCGGCGGAATCGGTAGGCTCAGCGCTTCCGGGTGGCATGACGAAGGCTCTACCGGTGATCGGTGCAGTCACCGCAGCGGCGGGCGCGGCCATCGCCGTCTTTAAGGCTTGGGTGAGCCAGAATGAAGACGTTTCAAAAAGCTTTTCAAACCTGCAAGATGCAGCGAATGAAGCCATGGCTGGCATTGGGGACGCGGTGATCGGCGACGGCAAAGAGGTGGCGGATTTTCTCGACAACCTCACCCGCTTGCTCGGTGGTCAGACTGAGGAGATGAAGAAGTGGGGGCACACATCCGAAGAGATGGCCGCGCTCCATGCCGAATCTCAAAAAGCAGCCTCCGAGGTGGTTAAGAAGGAACTCGAAGAGCAAAACGCGCTCTACGATGAGGCGATGGCCAAGCTCAAGGAAATGGGCGCAGAGGATCAGGCCGGGCTAGATGATGCAAGCCGAGGTGTGAAGAACCAGGCAGCGGAAGAAAAGGCCCAAGTGGACGCGGACGACACGCTCACTCAAGAGGAGAAGGCAGCGAAGAAAGCGGAGATCGAGGATCGAGCACGCAAGCAGCAAATCGAGATCGAGGACGCGAAAGGAGCGGCCCGTGCCAAGCAGGCCGATGAAGAGGCGAGGCTGAGAGAGCAGCAAGCGGCAGCGGCGAAGAAGGAGGCCGAAGATCAAGAAGTGCGGGTCAATAAGCTGGAGAAGATTGACGAACTTGAAAAGAGCGCGGCGACGGCGAGAGAGCAGGCTGCGCAGAGCAAAGCTGATGCCGAGCGCGTAGAGAACTTTCCCGCAACGGCGAGGCTCGCCGGACTCGACCCAGAGGAGGAGGCCCGGAAGTCTCGCGAGGCCCAAGCAGCACAAGAAAAGATGGCTAAGGAGCGGGCTGAGGAAGCGGCTCGCCTCCGTAAAGAAGTCGGCGATGCCGGGCCACTGGCGAGCGAGAAAGCTGAAGAGGAAAGCAAAGAGGCAGCCGCGACTAAAGCAGCGGCAGCGGCAGCAGAGGCTCGGCGCAAAGCGGACGCTGTAGGCAAAGCCGAGGACAATAAAAGGACAGGCCGGTGGGAGGATGAAAGCAGCCGAGACCGAATCGACGCAATCAAAGGCAGAGGCGGTGCAGACGGAAAAGGTAAGCCCGAAGGCGAAGACATCGGTGAGGTGAAGAAGGAACTTGGTGAGGCCAAAGCCGAGGCCAAGAACGCCACGAAGGCCACGGAAGAAGGAGGCGACAACCTCGCCGATGGCCTGAAGGAGATGGCCGACATGGTGAAGGGCAAGAACAAAGCCATGGCCGATGCGCTGGAAAAAATGGCCGCAGATCTGGAGGACGGCGCAAGCCCGCAAGAACTGGCCCGAATCCAAGCAGCCATGAAGGTCGCGGCAGAGTCACAAAACAAGGCGTTCTCAGATCTAGGCAAGGCGATGGACACTCAAGCCAAGGCCATCGAAACAGCGGCCAAAATGGGGGCAGACGCCTTGAAAAAATCGGAAGCGCTGGAGGCTAAAATCAAATCAATGAGAGCCAACTGATGAGCAGTCTGACAATCTGGAAAATCGACGGGGTGAGCCTTGAAGACTCAGGGGTCTCTGAGCTGAGTTTTAGCTTTGCGAATCAAGCCTCAGACCAAGCGACTCTCACCCTCGTGGATCGTGGCGCTCCGCTGAGAAAATGGGCGATAAAAACGAGGGTTGAAATCCACCGTGGAAGTGAGCTTTTTTTCGTCGGCTGGATCACGGATTCAGGCACCCGAGAAAGCCAGTCGGACGGCGGGGTGCAAGTGGTGATCAAAGGCCCTTGGTGGTGGCTTGGTGAGGTGACCTTTGCACACGTCATCCCAATGGCTCAAGGGGGCGGCATCACGACATCAGTGAGGCTCTTTAAAAAGGGGCTTTTTCTGATCGGGTTGATTGATCAAATCCGGGAGATTTTAGAGTGGGCCAAACTGAAGAGCGGAGGAGCGTTTAACATCGGGCTCCTTGCTCCTTCTGAGGCTCCTCAAATGCTGCCGCCCGAGTGGGTGACAGGAGCCAACTGTGAAGACTTGATCAGGAAGATGGCGGCCTGGGCTCCTGACTCGGTTTTTTGGTGGGAGTATGGCCCAATTCCAACCCTGAATTGGACGGCTCCAGGAGCGAGAAAAACACATTCCTTTAGCAAAGGACATGCCCCGCTTAAAAGCGCGGATCTTTACGAGGACTCTGATCTGGCTCCGGCTGGTGTGATCATCCAATACATGCAAGCAAAGGATGAGGCGACAGGGCTGGCAAAAGTGCACATCGAAGACAGGGCTCCTGATTCAGCCGAGGCCGGGCAACCGGGGGTTGCGGTGTTCACTCTCGATAAATCAGAAAAGCGAGATGCAAGCTGGGCGGCTAAGCTCTTCGCGATGTCGCGCCGGTTCTTTTGGTCGGGTCAGATCACACTGGAAAACACCCAAGCGGACATCAGGCCGGGGGATCTAGTGAGGGTGACAGGGAGGCCCGAATGGGAAGGCTGTGAGGCGATGGTCCAAACCGTGCAAATCCAGCCAGATAACGACGGGATCACGATGAGCCTAGGGCCTCCTGCTCACCTCGGGCTGGAGGATTTAAGAGACTTGCTTTGGTGGATGAGAGACGGGGCATCACAGACACAGCAAGAGGAGCCGGTATTGTCTCTCCACCCTTTCCAAGTTTACGCAGAGCAGGATGAGTTAAGCTCTCCCTTCAAGCTCAATATCAAGGTGGCTCCGGGGTTCGTGAATTTCGGCCAAACGGCAACGATGCCGGTATGGAACAAGCGGCGGCTGGATGCCGAAAACCCAACCGATGAGCCACTCAAGCCAGGGCTGAGGAAAACCTACTTTCTAAAGCTCACTTGGATACCTGACGGCGCCCAGTTTGATGCGCTGGATGCAGCGGGCAATCAGGTTGCTTTGTGGAGAGTGGTGAGCACTGGCAAAGTGGAGAGCGCGGAGATCGTGACAACGCAGCAAGAGCAGGTAGCGCCAGAGGTCAATAGTCGAACCGGAGCATTGATGCAAGAAGGGATCTTCTTCTTCCCGATTGCAACGGTTGAGGAGCTGGACGGGAAGCTCAGAGTGACCCCACACAGGAACACGGATTTAAACGCCTTTTTCATCCCTCCAAATTACCTTTATCTCACCCCATGAGCGGAAATGTGTACATCCTGCCCAACCCTGATATTCGGGCTGAAGCATTGAGGCCAAACGCGATTTGGCCGCAACACGGGATGTTACAACTCCACAAGCTGGGCAGGGCCTCAGCGTTGGCTTTGATCGTGAGAGAAGAGATCGAAGGTGAGCCGAATCCGCCCCCAAAAGTGAACGAGTGGACAGATGGGGACATTGGAACATTCCCTTTCCCTGGGGTGACGTACGCGGCTTACATTGGAGGCAGTAGGATCGAGGCAGACCCTGAGATTCCAGGCTCCGAAACCGTCCCCGGATTCAGAGCGAACTATGATTTCCGCTGGTGGCCGGGCGATTGGAATCAGATCACCTTCCGTTTTGAGGAGTATTTGAGAGAGGATGCAAACGTTTTTCAAAGGGTTCAAAGCAGCCTTGTACACTATCAAGGCTCTCCATTGTGTGACATTGAGGAGACGATTAACCCCAACTCTCCCGAAACATGGCCACGGGTGCCAGGACTCGGCCCCTTTACAACGCCATTCCCTCCAGTCAGCTCGGAAGGAAGCCCGGTGTTTGATCGGGTGATGCTAGTGATCTACCCAGACCGACCAACCAACCTAAACGCCACGCTGGAAATGCTCGAAACCACCGCTCCAGGGCTAGGCCGTAACTACATCCCCGGCCCAAGGCCGCCGAATGCAGATTATCGAGGAAGAAGGGTTTTCGGACCGCGAAAAGAGTACGTGATCCTGCCCTAGAGCGGGCTAAATCGCCTAACCAAGTGGGCTAAACCGTTTTGGCGCGTACAGCGCATGGTGAACTTATCGCTGTGGGTGCTTACACGACTTATGTGGTGCAATGCATCTTCGCCGAGGGTCTGGCCTTGTCCCCATTTGGCATCAAAATGCATCTGCCCGGCATGAACGCCACCGGCTGGGTTTATGAGATGTACTTCGTCATTGCGCTG